TTCTTTCTTACTATCTGCTAAATATTTAATATCATTCTCAAAGTCCTTGATGCGTTGCCTAGAGTGTTTATTGACAGTTGACTTAGAGCGAGCAATGAAAACGGCACACAAACCACCACATAAACTTGCCACCAGGATAAGTGATGCAGATAAAACTTCGATTTCCACATGATTCTCATGAAATTACTTAGTTCTAAGTGTTTTGAAGGTAGTAAAAAGGTTGTAAAAGGTATGTGAAACCTACCATAAACCCTAATACCACCTAATGATTATTTGAGAGTATCCTAAAAGTTTCAGCATTTCGCTGTTCCTAGGGGACATGGTATTGGCTTGGGGTGAAAAGAAAGGGGACTGGTAAGTATATGTGGTTGAAAAAATTAAATATATATTATTTTATAGTAGTACGACTTAACATTATCATGACTTATTGGTATGATGCTGAAACTAAATTAGGAAAAGAGCGTAGATTAAAGGCTGCACAAAAAGAAACAAAGGTAGCCAAGACCATATCAGTTCCTATAAGCTATTGGGCATTACTGGAACAGATTAGAAATAAAATTGGAAAGAAAAACGCTAACGAAACTCTCATGTATTGTATTAAAGAAATAGGAATCGAGGAGGGTTTAGAATCTTGAAAAGTAAAGGAGAGAAGAATGCAGAAATGTATTGTCTTGGTGTAATGCATGGCCAACAAAAGATGAGAGAAAAAATGCTGGCACAATTAGACCGTCTACTAGAGGAGATAAGGAATGACTACTGAAATAATCCCCCGTGAGAAATGCAGATTTTGTAAAGTCTATTTGTCTAAAGGCTGTCTTAACGATATTTGTTTAGAATGTTCTAAAAAGAATGTGATTTAAAATGAAAATGGATATAGTCGAAAGTGATTTGAAGCAGTTATTTATGTGGATAAAGAACTTGGATAAACTTTGTAAATCGCAGCAGGTTTTGATTGAAGTATTAGACGAACGAGTTAGTAACATAGAACATGCACACCACCAGACCCATCAAACAACCGACTGCACCAGCACTATTTTTTGCCCTGCAAAGCGGTTGAACATATGAGCGGTTCAATTACAAGCACTAGTTCTTTCTGTTATCAAAGATAGAAAGGATAGCGCATAAAAATTTCAGAATAATAACTTGAAATTGTAACCATTTTTTTTTAAGATGTTGCATGGCCGTTACGTAGTATAACACCATCTTGCACCACTAGTACCACCACCCCATTGCGTCCATACAGCCGTTGATGTGGCATAATACACCAGGCTTTGAAAAGTTGTTTCACTCGTAGTCTGGTCACCATAAAAACTAACTTCTTTATTGAGTCCAGTCGTACCCCCACCTATCGCTATTCTATCACCAACTGCCACAGTATGAGAAATGTTAAACGTGTATTTTACCCACGACCCCGTTAAATTTTCCCACGCTATCGGGCTATCACTAGTTGCCTGCAAAACCCCGGCAGAATCATAAATGTATACATAGCCATCACCAGTCGGGGCTTGACCACCCAGTTTCCTTAACCAGAAAGAAACATCGGTAAGTGTTCTGCCAAAAACGGGACTAGACCCATCAGTAATTTGTACCCCATAAAGCGGAATGTCATTTCTTAACCCGTCTTCTCCTAATGTCAAAATATTATAACAAACTTCAGTTCCACCAGATGCAGCAGCAGCCCACGATGGGCTCGTTGATAAAGCTGCGGCGGTGAGTGTCTCACCCGCCGGTACACCTGGATAGGCTAATTGTTGAAGATGAGCGCCATCAGAATAAAAAACTTGGCCAGCCGAAGATTGAGACTGTGTAATATTATTGAAGTCCAAAGCACCACCGTCTTGAACAGTTAGCCCATTATGGGTGTGGGGTTTAAGAATATTAGAACCTCCGCCAGAAAATCCCATGATTAACCACTATCTCGACTAAATCTCGCTTGCTCTGTTGAAAGATACATCGGTGTTACTTGTGCAAGTATGTCGGTGGTTCCTGCTGCACCTGGCGTTACTTGAACACTTACAATATTTTGCCCGTTTATGTTTTGGTCTGACCCTGCACTTAATGAAACAGCAGGCTGGCCGTTTACTGAAAATGTGCATGCGTTAGTTCCATCTTGATTTTTAATGGCTACTGAAATTGCGATGGCTCGATATAATGTTGGATAATGAATGGTGGTGGCTCCTGCACCTGCTGCAACAATATCAGAAACAAAAGTTGATTCGGCAGTTGTATCATTCGGTTTAACAGTTACTCTATAACCTAAAATTATTTGAGGCACTTAAGCCACCTTAGAAAAGATTGGCATATTTCATTAAAAATGAATATGCAGCAATACCACCACCTGTGGCTACTTGACCTGATGAAAAGGATAATTGTTTTCCCCCAGATTGACCGCCAACGCTGACGGGTATAGCTCCAAATACTACACGTCCTGCACTTGCTGCTGAACTGGCTACACTAAAGTTTGATACTCCGGATTGAATACCGTTTACTAGTACATTGGTTTGATATGCTGCTGCACCTGGTGGGTCTGGGTTATTCACACAGTCAAGAATAATGTTACTTCGGTTTAACTGCTGAATTGTAAGGCCTGTCACATCATCTGTTGATGGTGTGAATACGTTAAGTAATGCACCTGTTGTCGTATAAGACCGCATAAGTGGAACAGCCATTATAGACTATCCTCTTGAATGTTGCCCATTGCGTTAGCACCTGTAAATGATTGGTCTGAACCTGCAATAAAAGAAGTTGCTACTGCACCTGCTGCTGATTCAATACCACCGATACCAAAAGCGGCTATTGCTGGAATTATTTTACCTACAGTTCCGCTGGCCAAACCTGGTGATATTGCACCTAAAGCCACAGTTCCTAATGCTGCGATTCCTGCACCTGCTAGAACCTTGTTAATCATTTTACCTGTTTTTAATTTGAAGGCCACTAATTATAATCACTTCCAGTAGACCTTAAAGCTTTCTAAATTCGAGTTTAGAAACATTAAAGCACAAGTATATTAAGATAATAATATGGTTATTGGCAAGATTACGAGTTATCTCGCTCTTGGTCTTGTTGGTGCTTTTCTTCTCAATACCCTCATACGTCCGCAATCAGCACTGGGAACAGGTGCAGCGTTACAGGAAACGGGTTCAGGTATTGCCTCAATCGGTGCAGGGATAGGGGAATCATTACGGTCAATCGGAAGCGGTTCCGCCAAACTGTTTGACCCTCTATTCACTTTAAGAGATTTAGTTTATTCATCTGACGTATCTGGGTCTGCTAATGTTGGTGCAGTAGCCAACGAAAGCATGCAGCAAGAATTTTCCAAACCAACAACGCCAGTATCTTCAACTATTACCTGGTCATCTGGGACAAGTGCGCAAGTACCCAGTCTAAGTCCCGCTGCCAAATCTTACTATCGGTCTTTAGGGGTTAGCGTTACTTGAAGAAAGGTTCGAAGGCTGCTAAGGCTTGGGGTGCAAAGATGCGCAGGCTTAGAGGAACCAAAACAAGAAAAAAATCAAAACCAAGAAAGCGTTCTACACGTAAAGGTCAACGAAGAAAGACTGCTCGCAGAGCATATACTGGCCTAAAAAAGCGTAGAACTAGGCGTAAAAAGTCTTCAGAAAGTGCTTGGTCTTTCTAATGGCATTATCTTCTTCAGAGATTATCAGACGACGTAAGAAAAAAGGCAAAATTTATCGTGGAATAGATGATAACTGGTACTGGGCTTAAACCCAAATGTATTTCTCGCCTTTACACTTTGGACAGTCAACAGTTGTGTTATAGATAGGGTCAATTTTATTTGAGCTGGACTGTGCATCTACTGTACCAACTATACCATGAGGTGTGCCCGTAATAGTATCTGCGCATAGGTCACAGGGTAGATACTGCTTCAGCTTCACTTCCAGGTTCGGTCTTTTTATTACTGGTGTTAGCGGACTTGATTTTTTCATAAATTCGTTCAACTATAGCAGGGTCTCTCTTTACTGCTTCTTCAACCTGCGGAACCAGGAAGGAGGCTGCCTTTCTGTACTTGTTTGGTATCAACTGCATAATCACCTCACCTAGACCAGAGTTCTTCATGTCTGTATCTGTAATGCTAGTGCCTTCTTTGGCCTTAGTTGCTACATTCTTTAATCTCATAATCTCTTTGCGATAGTCTTGTGCTTCTTCTTTCTTACTATCTGCTAAATATTTAATATCATTCTCAAAGTCCTTGATGCGTTGCCTAG